TGTATTCTCCACCCGACAACGTTCCTATACATATATTGTAACTTCCAGAACCTACAGAGCCAAGAATATAATAAGCAGAGTTTCCTATAATAGTATTAGCACTTCCACTGTTTCCCCCTTCAGTAGAATAATAAGATTGATATCCTACAGATACGTTTTGTGCCCCGCTATTTCCCTTCCCAGCTTGATATCCTACGAAACAATTAGCAGAATTAGAAATATTGCTTGCAGATCCTGCTTCATATCCCAGAGAGGTATCCTGTGAGGTAGAATCAGTAAGATTTAAAAGAGATGTCGTTCCGCTATTCGAAAAAGAAACAGATGCCCCAGAATTATTTGAAGCAGTGTTAGCGTAAAGAGTAATCGTTGATCCAGTTGCGCTTCCAGAATCCCCATCAAGAGTAAGCGAACCTCCTCCGCCACTTCCATAACCTAGTTGTCCTGTGTCAGAATCAACATACACTGCCAGCGGAGACGTAAATCCAGATGAGTCGGCACTATTAATTCCTGCTATATAACAGACGTTTTGCTGTCGAGCAGTATCTCCTTGAGATCCGATTCTGATAACATTTGACTCACCTATAGTTCCACTATTCCCAATCAATATATTCGAACTCTCGGAGCTTGTATAATTTGTTCCTGCTGTATATCCGATTCCAATATTATAACCACCAGAAACCAGATTATTGAATGACTGAGCGCCTAAAGACGTTACTTCTTGTCCTGTCCCCAAGGCTTGAGAACCATAACCAATAGCTACACATCCTTGACTAGAAGCATTGGAAGCCAAAGCACCAGCACCTATTGCTACATGGTAATAGCCGGTGCTATTAGAAGCTAAAACACCTGATCCGACCCCAACATTTGAACTTGCGCTAACGGATCCAGTAAAAGATACATTTCCAAGAACAACATTATTATAGGAATCCTGAACATTAATCGTTAAAGTTGCACTTGAAGCAGATGTGTTAAGAGTTCCCTCCGAATTACCGCTTATAGTGATAGTAGAGCCACTAGCGGAGCCAGAATCTGCATCTAAAGTGATTGATCCTCCTCCACCGCTCCCATAGCCTAGCTGGCCTGTATCTGAGTCCACATAGATAGGAAGAGGAGATGAAAATCCAGAGGAATCAGCACTATTAATTCCTGCTATATAACAGGCGTTTTGCTGGCCATCTCCATCGCCTTGCGTTCCAATATGGATAGCATTGGATTCTGAAGCCGTTCCAGCGTTTCCTATGACAATATTGCTTGATTCGCTACCTGCATAATTTGATCCCGCTTCCAATCCTAATCCGACATTGTATTGGCCTGAAGATAAGCTGCCGAAGAGATTGTGCCCCACTCCACAATTGTATGAACCAGATGTGATAGAACCACCAGCACCAGCTCCGAAAATATCGTTATCTACTCCACCAGCTAAGAATTCTAGGCAATTCTGTCCCATACCAGTATTGGAAGATCCAGAAACACTGAGCATACAGCCATTTCCAATGCCAGTATTACTATTGGAATCGCTGAACGTCAGACTGAGCGTACTACTACTTCCTGTGAAAAGGGCCGTTCCATTGGCATTGCTGCTACCCGTTGTTATAGTAATTACTCCACCAGAAGGAGTAGCTGATCCACTATTTCCATCGAGAGTTGTTACTGCACCTGAACCAGATGCTGCTTGCCAAGTTGCATTTCCATCTGAATCACTAGTCAAAATGTATCCAGATGAGGCGGATCCAAGATTGATAGTCAATCCAGTATTGGCAACCCCAGTTCCTCCGTCGGCCCCAGAAAGAGGAAAAGAAGGCAATTGTGAGGTAGTCGCTAAAGTCCCAGAAGTAGGAAATGTTACAGTTGTATTACCAGTGAGAGTACCAACAAAAGTGTACGCTCCGGACATTTCAAAAGAGCCACCAAGAGTAACAGTGCTGCTATTGGCATTTACAACACCTGTGCCACCATTTCTCGGTATAAGTGGGCCTGCACCTATATCTGACATTTAATACTCCTAATAAGTAAACCAGGCGGTTCCATTATAATATATATTTACTGATTCATAATTCTGATCTATTGAAATGGTAGAAGTTCCATTGACTGTATTTCCATTTCCAGAAATAGTAATTGGATTCGCAGTCGCCCCCCCACTTTCATCTTTTACAACAATGTATCTGAGAGATGCAGGAGATGCAGGCAAAGTTATTGTGATATTAGCCGCAGTACAACCAATAAGATAATCTGTATCTACAACGTCATAATTTACACTAGATTGTGTATAGTTTGTTAAAAATTGTGCCTGAGTTTCATTAACTGTAAGAGTGCTATCACCGTCATCACCAGTAACATAAATATTACCTGCTGAGGAAACTCCACTTCCAGAAACACCATTTCCAACAATATTGATATTACCGTCGGTAGGAGATACTGCTATCCCATCATTTCCTGTCAAAGAAGTAACTGATCCACTTCCTCCGCCACTTCCTCCAACAAAAAACTGACTCATTTTAGTAAAGTCCTATGATATACAAATTACCGGTTCCTGCGGATCCTTTGCCGTAAATAACTTGGCCCTTTGCGCCATTAAATGTTCCTGCTGCTGTGTTGGCAGTATTTTGATGATTTGCCTGTAAATCTCTTATTTCTGTTCCCCCAGCAGGGAAAAAATCTTCATCTATTAATCCGTTAACAGTATTATATGACACTGTTATCCCTACGGTTGAGCCGTTATAAATTTTCATCATCTTGATGGGAGCAGCAAAGCCCCCTGGATTTAATGCTTGATATGTTCCACTTAAAGTGGAAGTGTCAAAAACAGCCATTGGAATAGCTCGAAAAAATTGCGTGATAGTAACTGCTTGCGGTACGGGATATCCTATGGGCATTTTGGATCCTCTGATTGCGATTCATTAGTAGCAACAGCAGGAACATCGGGTTGTGGTTTCTGTGCAGACTGAATTTCTGAGATCTTTCCGACTATAAATGTCTTAAAATTAGAAATAACATCGTGAACATCTGCTAGAGCGGCATCAACATCACATTCGAATCGGTATTTTTTTCCTTTATATTCCTGTTCGAGAACTGTTTTATTTGAAATCATTTCCTCTCCTTTAAGTTCTTAATTTAATAATTCATAAGTAATGGTAATATTTGCCGTTGATGTACTCGCCCCTGTACCATTTGTGAAAGTGAAAGTAGTTGAGCCAGTGGCGTTCACGACACTTTGTAAGGTGAGAGCTGCTCCGGTAGTGGCTCCCGACCATGACACCAATCCGATTTGAGAAGAAGAGGTTACAGAAGAGTTTGTGATTACCAGTGCCTGTGTAGCTGCTGCTGCAATAGATACGCTACTAAATGTAGCACTTACGATTCGACCGTTTGCAGTAATTGGAGTTGCTCCTGTTGTGCCAATGGTAGGAGTTGTTATGAAACCGGATCCCACTGCGGATAATGTCAAATTTCCGGTGGTGGCTACTAGTCCAGTTCCTCCGGTAACAGTTGAAGTTGCTGCAATAGATCCAGGAGCAACAAAAGTGGAAGGAATCGACAATACAACTGCACCCGTGGTTGGTGAAGCAGTGATTTCATTGGCTGTTCCAGTTACAGAACTCACGCCAGTACCTGGAACAATATTCCAAAGTCCTGCACCTGTGGTTTCATAGACTACGGGAGGAGTCTGTGTATTATCTTGCACTCTCGTCCCTGGAAACTTGATGTCTGAGGTTGTCGGCGCTTTCATCCAATTCAAATATTGAGGATAAAGACTTGGACTAACTGCAAATGAATTTAATGGGGTGTTAGCTGTGTTACTGGTCATATTTTTTAATCCTCGTCTTCGCCACTGATTAATCTTTGCATTTTTTGATAAACTTCATTTCTTCTCTTTTCAGACATATGGCCAGAAGACTCTTCTTTTTGTGTCTCATTAGAGAAATTAGAATGAACTGATTTTGGTTTAGATAAATTTTGTTCGATTTTGTCTCTTTCTTTATTTGCCATTTTCACATGCTTTTTTATCGCTTGATAAGCGAGTTTTGTTTTTTCGAATCCATCTGGCATTTTTGCTAGAGGAATCGCAATCTCTGGATGGTAATATTCCAAGTAAGCGATATTGTCTTGTGAACATATTTCCATTAAATCGGGCATTTGGTTTTTAATTTCAACCATTTCTCGATTGAATTTTTCTTCTTGTTCTTTTTTATGCCTTCTTTCTTCAAAGTCTTTGACTTGGCGACTCACCTCAGTCTGGATAATCTTTGTCCTTTCTTCCTCTTCATCGGCGTAGGGGTTAGATTCTTTTTTCTCAACCAGCACTGAAAAAGCCTGTTTCATATCTTCGATTTCTTTATCACGCCGCAGTTTTTCTGCTTCAAGCTGACGATTCTTTTCTTTTTCTTCTTCAAAGGCTTTTGTCTCTTCTTTCCTCTTTTCCAAGAAAGCTTTCCAGTTTCTATCTTCATCGCTTTCTTTTTTTTGATCTGCTTGTGTATCTTGAATTTGTTCTTCAACAATAGGTTCTTCTATGACTTCTTCATTTAAAACTGTCATTCGTAAAAAATCCTCCAAACAAAAATTAAAGATTGATGATATTGTAAGTCGTTACAACAAAGGGATTTTAATGCTTCAAATGCAGGTGCCAATACAATCAATTGGCCTCCCTGTCAAGATCGTGAAGACCTTGCACAAAGCTGGTATTTCTCACTGTTTCGAGTTTCTTGATCCTAATCTCGGGAAGATAAGAGGAATCGGAAGGCACTCCAAGAAACTCATCATTGATATACTTACCTCCCAATTCCCTGTGTCGGTCATTATGCTCGGAATGAGATAGCATTTTGATCCCATGCATTTTCCTGATATTTTCCCAGAAAACTTTTGCTCCCATATACCACCAATCACACCAAGTTTTCATTCTCAAAGCGTGGGGATCAAAAGAGAATTCTTCCGAAATCTGAGCCATTCTCTCGGCATGTGGCAAACACCAAAGAAGCTTTCCCCCCTCTAATTTCTTATCAATAAGCCACACAGATTGTAAAGGAGCCGGAGAGGGTAGAAAAGGAACACCCATAAACTTAACCCTAACAACATCAGTAAGATTGCCTTCACCAAAAGCCAGAAAACATACAACACAAAATTGAGTAATCGACTCATGGAAAGTATCCCAGTGTCTATTTACACATTCTTCTATCCCCTCTTGAATCTTGGAAGATGAAAAAGTGTAGCCAAGATCAAAATGGGAATAATTTTCCCCTTCTTTCGATCGAAGGTAATTCTGGATCTCGCCGGCTGTCTTAAGGCGCTCGGTGTTTCCTAACGTTTTGGGCAAGCTCATTCTCCTGTTTCATGGAATATTCTGCTGGGTCTTCACCCTCTAAATACCGGCAATCGCAACATTCTGCCATTCCCACGTCCATTTCCCTATGATCTTTGATCCCAATTTCTTCTCTTGGAAGTCGCATATCTGCTCTTTCTTTCATCTGAATCCTCCTAGATTCCTAATTTAGCTAACGTTTCTATGCTTCTGGATGTATCCAGTTGCGCTTTTGCCGATTTCACTGCGACATCGGCTTGATCTTTTTGAGCCTCTTGCTGCTGCTGGGCCTGTTGTTGCTGCTGCTGCGCTTTTGACACCTCTTCGGCTTCTTGCATGGCTCGTTTCTTATTAGTCAAAAATGCAGCTCTCCAAATCGTTTTATCGGCAACGTTCATTCCTAGCTGCTTGAAGTGGATATATTGTTGCAGCTCCATTTGCCGTTGAGTCGTTGAATAAGCTCCCTCTTCTACGCATATAGAATATTTGTTCGCAATGCTAGAAAAAAATGTATTTATAGGATCTCTCCCTAATATCAATTTCACTTTAGAGCGTGTAAAATTCTTTCGAATTGAATCCCTTAATATCTCTCCGCATTGACGGAGACAAAAGTCAGCCCCATCGAAAAGTTTTCGCAAGGTAACAAGTCCGGAAGCCTGTCGGAACATTTCTAATATTCCTGAGTTGTCCTTTACGCTAGCTCCCAGCAACTCATCAGTTATGCCGGTAACAGCGGAAAAATCATCCTTAAGAAGCTTTGAAAGTTCAATGATCGAAGGATTGATATTAGGCGGCTCTATTCTGTGGATCTCTGCTGGTGTATGGCCTTTCTTAAGGGGAATAACAATTCCATCTTGTGTCTGCCTGAAAGCTTTTGGATCAGTAACGACATCAACAGGATAGATCCAGCCGGTATTGGCTTGGGATTGAAGAATTGAAAGCTCTGCCATTTTGCGTAATGTATAAAGGAATTGAAGAGAACGCATAAGGCGAGCCATCCCCTGAATCCTCATTCGTGGGGCTGGCGTATCGGGGTAATAGTTTGCGAGGTTTAAGGCATATGGATATCGGTCTATATTTAGAAGATTTGGGCCATCATAGTAAGGCTTTCCTCCGATAAGAATTCCTAATCTGACTGTAGGAATGTCCATTTTCTTAATCACAAGCCATGGCATCATTTGCTGAATCATTTTCAGCTCATTGCCCTCACCCTCTTTTTCCTCTTCCCATTCGACCGTTTGTTTGGATTGTGGGTCATATATAACTTTAGCGCTTCGTGTAGAAAGATAGTGGAATTCGTCATAAGGAATAAGTGATTCGATCTTGTTAGCAAGGAGGGCTTGTTGTATTGGAAATTTGCCATCTTGTCCCCATCCTATCGGAATGTTATCTATTTCTCTTTCCCTTCCAGGCATTAATACTTTAGCTTTTCTCTTAGATATCCATTTTCTTGTATAGATACCCTCGCAATCGGAAAGATCTCTTTTTTTGAAGCTTGTATCTAGCATGAAATCAATACTGCTAATTGCATTCCATTGGATTTCAGGAGAGGAAAAGTCATGGGAATAGTCTGGATAGGCATGCATCAAATTGATGCCTACAGAAGTGGATCCTTCCCAGCTATCTGAGAAAATTTCCTGAAAGTTGCTTTTTTCTTCACACCATTTAAAAACTCCGTTATAGTCATCGCACATTTGATCAGCATCTTCTTGGAATGGCAGCATCATTAGCGATTTGCGATGATTACGCTGGAAGCCCGTCATCATTCCGATATATCGCTGCATCAAATTGATGATGAAAGGATTATTCACCTGAGATTTAGGATCGTAAAGAATGTTTAATAATTGCTGATCACCAGAGATGAATCTTGAATCAATCTGAGATTCTGACCAATAAGGAGAAATGAAGGGTTCATGTTTTTGATAAAAGTCTTCGGCTCTTTTTACTAGGGAATTACCTGATTGGCCATAAGCTTCGGTATATCCCTGCTCTATTTTCATCTTTGGATGCCCTTAGCAAAATTGATAAGCTCGTCTAATTCATGGAGGGCATCAACATATGTTTCTGGAGGCTTCCCAGTTGCTTTAAACTCAGCTGCATTGTTTCGAGAATTGGATTTAGAACCTCTTGCTAGATTTGCTTTATGTTTTTCGATTGCTCTTTGTGCTGCTGCTAATTCTCTTTGTTCAGTAGAATGATTTCTTTCAATCTCTCTTTGCTCTTTGGCGATGGCACGGTCTTCGGCGGACTTCTTGTATCTTGTATTTTCATTTTGCAATTCTAGCTCCCTTTCTCTCCGAAAAGCTGCCTCCTCCTCTCTTCCTTTTTGCTCTTGCAGTTTTTGATCTAGTATCGCTTGCTGTTGCTCCCTTTCTAATTCTTGAGCTGCTGCTGAAGATCGAGCAGTTGCTAATCCACTAATACCTTGTGCGCCTAATTTTGCTAGGCCTGAAACATTTTCAAATGGCCTTCTTTTTTGCCTAAATTCGGCAAGTTCTGCTCTCTCATCTGGTCTTTGAGTTCCTTGGGATTCTCGCGTAGACAATTGACTTAAATTTCTTTTTTCTGCTCCTGTTGTCATTTTATCTCGAATGAAGTCGATGATCTGATCCGCGGCGTATCCGGCCGTGTAAGCACCAGAGACAAATGATCCAATCCCAGGGGCTATTTTCCCGATGGCCTTAAGTATTGTTCCGCTTCCTAATGCCCCCGCAGCTCCTAATAATTTATCTACTTTTGATTTATCTACCATTTCTTGCTTTTTCCCTTTCACCACTGGTAGTTTCAAGAATTTTATGCCTGTAGTTTTTCGCAAAGTTAACGGGTATCCCTGTGGTTGCTTCTATCCATACTTCTGCAAGAGATTTAGGAGCTGGAGTCATTCTTCTATTTAGGTCGCTTCTTTGATCGGCGGTTAAGGGAATATTGTTTTCGTCTGCGTAATCACTGATTTTATCTTGAAGAAGTTGACTGTCATATCCTTTTGCATCAGCTATATATGACAGAGAACCAATTAGATCGGTGGGTTTGAGATTAGCAGCAGCTTCTCTTGCTGCATTGTCTAATGCTGCATTTCTTTTACCTGTTGGCTGAGTTAAATCAGCATTAGGCAAAGAATATATCGGTTTGGCCGCAGCAGAATCTCTCAAATCATCTGCAATATAGCTGGCAAATCCTCTCCCTACATCTTGTGTATCTACAATGTCATCTATTCCTTCTCGGATAGGTACTCCTCGCTTTGTGTAATTCTTGATATTTCTACGAAGGTCTTTTATTTGTTTTTCCGTAGGAGGATGAAAAATACTCCATGAATCGAAAATATGCCTGTTGCCAGCTTTTTCACGGGCAAAATCTATAGCTTCCTTTGCATAGTCGTTCGCTAATTGCTGAATATTTGCTCCTGGACGCAATTTATTTTCGTATTTTTGGAGAAGTCGTTGAAGGTATTCTCCTCCAACTTCTGTTTCAGCTAATTGTTTGTCTTTTTGGAAATATGCATTTCTGACCTCTTCTGCTTCTTTCTTGAGAGTGTTTATGTCATTTGCAGAAGCTCTCTGGGCTGATTCATAAGTGGGATTTAAAGATCTATATTCTGGGCGGAAATATTCTGTAGCTAAATTTTTAGCTGGTTGTCCTCTTTCATTTTGCTGAAAAATTGGCATATTATTTTCAGATATATTTTCGTTTTGTGGAGTAACTACATTTTGTTGAATATTCTCATTTCCTTTTCCCGCATTTATTTTCAAAGCTTGTTCTTGTCCTGAACTCTGAATAAAAGGAGCTAGAGCGGAAAAAAGTCCAGGAGTCATTCCAGGAATAGAGGCCAATGCTCCATATCTTTCGAAAAGTGATTTACCTTGTAGATTGTTTTCAAAGTTCCTTATTCCTGCCCCTAGCCTATATCTTTCAATTTCTTGTGGAAGTTGGTTCGACAGACCTTTTCCTAATCCAGTTCCAAGAGCAGATGCAAAAGAAGGCTGCTCTGGCAATATTTGTATGCTCATCCTTGCACTCCTGTTTCTGTGTTAGGCTTTTGACCACCCAATCCTAATAATTGTGAGAGCCAAGGAAGCAAAGAAGACAGTCCTCCGCTTGCTCCTGCACCTAATGCTGCACCCAAGCCAGGTGCCAAAGCCTCTAAAAATCCAGGAGTTCGTGGTGTGTAAGAATTTGCAAAATATTGCCCTAAGCTCTTCTCTCCAATTCCTTGAAGTCCTTGAGCTGCCTGTCCTCTGAATCCCTGCCTCAAGGCTGCTATTCTTTCAGCGAGATCAGTTCCGGCGTTTAGAGTAGCATTTCTAAATCCTGAACTATTCAAGCCACCAAAACTTCCATAACCAGCATATTGTTCTGCTATTCCAGGGATAATGTTTTGTCTAAAATTCCTAAGTTCAGGAGCAACCATTGATTGCAATGCGCTAGGATTCTCAGACAAAAGATTTCGGTAATAATCTGCTGCTGTTCCAAAAGCTCCACCGGCTCCTGGGCCTTGTGCCGCCTGTTGGAGCTGTTGATATCCTTGTTGCTGCTCAGGCCCAAGTAAGGATCTCTGTTCAAATCTCCCTGGCGTTCCTGTGAAAAATTGACCTAAACTGCTCATGCCACTCCTTGGATATATTCAATCACAACGAATGAGTCATTGTAAGATGAATAATCACTCCCTGTAGTTATATTAATATTTGTGCTGTCCATATTAACCATAATGTCTTGACCTGCAATTGACCACATATCAAATCGAAAGTATAGATTGTCATTGGTATCATTTGCTAATCCATAAAGATCAACTAATCTAAAACCTATAGTAGTGTCAATGTTATGAGGATATGAAGCAGTAGTAGCATCAGGAAGAGCGCCCACACTAATAGTTTCTCTAAAGGCATCATAAGTTATTCCATTTACTAAGAATTGTTTTCCGCATGGGATTATTTGAGGTGAATATATTCCGATCGTTTTTGAATTGAGATAGTTAGTGTTTTGAAGAAGCCACCAATTGAAAAAGTTTGCAGCCTCTTCCCACTTCTGAGGAATGTTGCGAAACTCTTGGAAAAAATCAATCGCATTAGTTGATGATGTCATGTCGGTGTCCAAATCCTTTCAAATCTAAGTGTCCACGCAACATTTGTTAAATTCGACCCTGCGTTGTATAAAATTAGATTCGTTCCAGAAAAACTAAATTGCAGTTGCGCACTAGATGATGTTGCATAGGTTGTTCCGGCATTTGATCCGTTCCAGAAAAATATGCCTGAGGATCCTATTACCGTTGACGATGAAGTCTGTCCAATAGCAATCAAATATCCATAACAATAAGGAAGAGGGGTAGGGGAAGGATTAAAATTTAATATCGTTACAGAAGAGTTACTGGTTATAGAAATCCCTGCTGAACTTGATTGAAGTGTAGTTACAGGACTTGGCACAGCATCATTGGGGCCGCGAGAATATTGTATATTTCCGATTGCTGCATTGTCTTGCATCCCATAGAGCAGGGTATTTAAAGTTGTAGTATAATGCGTAGAATTTGAAGGTGTCGGCGTTGTTACATGCAGATGAAATCCATTATTCGAGGTAAGATTGGCCAATGAATAATGATCTACTGAACTCCAAGTATTATTTGCTGTGTTGTTGTTTAACAGATCTACCTGGCTGTCGCTGAGGATATCAGTGCTGAGAGGAATATTCGGATTGAAACTCATTATCCTCCTCCTAATGGCATCAATGGACGGCCAGCCTTCCTCATCCATAACGTAAAGGATGATAAAACGAATGGAGTGAGGAAGTTGTCCGATGCCATCGTAGAATTAGATAACGAAAATCCTAAAGTCAACATATTGGCTCTTTGGTTTACTAATGCCCTATTGTTAATTTCGTTTAACTCATAAGTGGTAGGATTGGAAAGAGAAATCATGTTTCCGAAAATACTTTGTCCATATGGATTCTGAGGAGAAAGATTTACCGGTTCTGAATCATCCAATGAGGCATAAACTGAAAGCTGAATATTAACATTTGGATTTACATTCACAAGTGTATCAAGATAAGCAATATGCATTGACTGCCCTTCATCTATAAAGTTAAAGGCTTTTGTCTGCATGTTGAAATTATAACGGACTTGTATAACTCCGCCCCCAATGTAGGAATCATCTGCACTTATTGTTACTGGAAGGCGAAATTCATCTGTGATTGAGTCATATGTAAAAATATAGAAAGTATTTTCATCAATCGAAGTGATCGCCCCGACGGTATCGTTTAGAGAGGACATATCTCCAACAATTCCACTTATCATTATGACGGTTCCATCTGCCATTTGATTTAATGGAGAGGTGAAGATCGCTGCATCGGATCCACCATTTGGATTGATATTCGTGATTGCTAATGATGGCCCCTCTTCTACATCAGAATCCAAAACTCCTATAAATCCTTGTTGATTTCCAGCTACAATTAGGGGCTCGTTTGTTGTGTTTTGATTCCAGGTGAAGTTTGCTTCTGCCCATGTAAAATCTGCTTCTGCCCATGTAATTGCTAAGTTTTCTCTGAAATACCCCAAACAGGTAAGGGAATCCTGATAAATCGCCCATGAATTATTATCATAGTTATAAATCAGTCTCCGATTGGGATAGCGGACAGGATTTTCCCCTTCTGCCTGATATGGGAAAATATAGCTATTACATCGAGAAATAAAATCTCTGATGCCATAAACTCTTGCAAAACCGTTGTTTCCTTTATTGATTTCGAAGCAAAAGTTCAGAATCTTTTCATCAATGGTTTTTAAGGAAACTGGGGAAGTCTCATTAACCGATCTGTTACCGACATCAATGATATAAGAGCCCATATTTGCTGCGCTAAAACCAGAAGTTGATCCTTGATTGTCGTCGAGCAAATCCACTTTGAATGGAGTCGTACTGATTCCTGTGTAAGTTATGACGTAAGTTTTTCTTGAGGACTTTACGATGATTTGGTTCATCACCTGCCATGCGCCGACTATCTCTTCGTTAGTAGGGATATCTTGAAAATATCCCTGTCCAGGTATCGTGTCATTCCAGGCATTTGCATTTACAGTGGTAACTATAACTGATGTTTCGGTGAAAGGCGTTCCAATGGCACAGCAACGTATTCTGTTTCGGTAATTGACCCCCGACGCTATAGATGTACCTTCAAGAGTGTTAAAGGCAAATAAGCGACCTCTAAATGGAATCAGGAATTTGGCCTGATACATATTATTAGTGCCATCAACTGTTGGACTAAATGGGTACCACACAGCGCTGGAAAGGCCATTTGTATATTGAATCGAAATTCCTGCTTGTCCTTGAATATTTGTGATCCAGAAAATAGGATTATTTCCTGAGTCTTGCCAATAATTTTGAGATGAAGGTAAGTTATAATCAGCTAAAGGCCAAGTGGTTCCAGTAGGGAACTGTTGGAATCCGACAGTGGGAACATATCTATAAGTATAAACTGTATCCATGAAAACATTCTGAACATTGAGCGTAGCATCATTTCTGTCGAATATTCCCATAGCAGGGAGAAGCGGATAATATGTAAAAGTGATTGTGGCCGCTTCCCCTCCTGCATCAGATGAAGTGAGGACAACATCGCCTGTGGCATAGTTAATCGTACCGCTATTTGATGAAACTGGACTGGTGGCTAATGTTCCATCTCCCTGATCTATGAAAACAAGAGCATCAGGGGTCGTAGCAATGCTTATGGTAACTGATCCAATTTGGATTTGAGCATTGGGCTGCCCAGTTATAGGACTTGCAAGGGTAGAATAAATATTGAATGACCAAGGGCTCGCACTAGAATTGCCAAGGGATGCGTCCGTCAAAGTAATTGCAAGCTGTCCGATTGTCTGCCATCCTAAACGCCTTTTTACGGTATTTCGATAAGTGAAAGCATTAAAGAGGACAGGAAACGCATCGTTATTTAATATTTGATTCGGTTGATATTGAACGAGGCCGGTCTTGAATTTGTTGACTGTTAATGGCGTATGTGTCATTCTTTAACCCTTAAAATGGAGTAATATATGGATTGGAATGTTGCCGTTATAGTTGGTTCAAATGTATTGATTTTCTTAACTTTCATGGGCATTTGGATATCTCTCTATCTTCAGATGAGAAATGAAATGCACGAATTTAGAAAAGAAAGTCAAAATGAAGCAAAAGATTTCCACGCTCGGATGTGCAAGTTGGAGGAAAGATATCTTTCTACTATCATCAAAGGGTAAAACCATATTCTCTTATTTCCTCAAATCAATCGCCGCAAATGGATCAAAATTCGTTACAAAATGTTTAACTTTTTCCCAAAATTCCATAAATATATTTCTCTTTGGTTTCATTTCCTGACTCCATGCAAAAGGTTAATAATAAATTTCTTCTAATACCAATAACCTCCATATGGATATTGAGCTGTATAAGGCCCAGTTTGATTAAATATTGTTGCGTTTGCTTGCCCGATTTCTTCATTGGCTTGTCGTTCCAGAACTCTTCCTTGGGCTTCTTCAAATGGGCCAATCAATGAATTTCTTCTATCTGTATCGCCAATTCTATCCAAAATATTGACAGCTACTCCTAAAGAAATATATCTCTTAAAATTCTTCAAGAATGGTTCATTTGTGGAACTTAGAAATTGAGATGGTGTTTGGTATGCTTCGAGAGTAACCTGATGGGAAAGTCTAGGCACTGGCCTTATCACTATCTCGTTATTCCAATACAATAGTGAATTTGGTCTTCCTGTTGTTGGCGCATAAAAGTTCACATAAATAGGTTGATTAGCCGCCGGAGCAGTAGGCCAAGTTATAGAGACTTGGCCAGTCTGATAGTTAATTTGTCCGACAACATTATTATAAGGAGGATTTGGCAATGGATCTGCCGGAGATGGCGAAGTAGGAGGAAATGGCGGTGTCATATTTCCGAGATTGTTTCTAAAAACTTGAAGCAACTGACTTGTGGTATTGGATCCAGATGTCGCTGAACCGCCCACATCTGCGCAAATAAGCTGGAATCCTGTTGCATCCGTAGAAGAGGCCATGAAAGTCTTACGAACGATAGGAACGGCTCTTAGAGTGAAATTAAACGAGGTCGTTGATCCGTCTCCATACGCCGGCTGTAAATATGTCCTGACTTTTGGCCACCAAGCATAAAATTGAAGACGATCTTTATAATATGCCGCTCGAAGCCCATCAATGAAGACTGGCTCCCGAAAGCTTTGATACTGATTTACGTCAATGGGATAGGTGTCTACATAAGGAATAGTATAAAACGTATAAATAGATTTAAGTTGATCAAGCTTTATTGACTCAGGAATATTAGCTATGTAGAAATAGTTTATCTCTTGATCTAAAACAGCATCCGGCAATAAAGACAGCGAAGAAATTCCTATATATTCACGAGCCTCTTGCCTTATTGCAAAGACACTCGTATTTGCCGGAGCTATTACCGTTGCCATTACATTTCTTTAATAAATTGATGAATCTTCTTCGGCTTTCCATCTTTAGTTAATGGTTGCCCATTTGCATCTAAAGAACCTTCTCTTTTTGGAGGGAGCCTAGAAACATCATTTACTTTCGCGATCAAACCTTTTGGAATCGTATAAACGTGATCGTGAAGAAAATTAAATAAATAATATGGCTCGCCAGCTCCAGCGGTGTAATCCGCTTGAAGTTGTCCAGCATCTTGATTTCTATAGTTGATATAGCGAACCGTTTCTAGCTGAGAATCGTGTTTTAGCTTTTTCTCATATTCTTCTTTCTTGCTCGACTCAACATTTCTGAATCTATGCTTTCTTGGCACTTGATTGACCAGCGTATTCAAAAGTCCATGTTCAATGCCATTTGTAATCATTTTTGGAGTGATATTTAAACTCATTTTACCTCTTGGATTTTGTGTTAAAGGACGGATGCCCCTTTTTTAAGAGAGCATCCGTAATTTAGGGGCGGTTTGAAAGCTCCTAAATATATTTGTAAGCGGCCCACTCGATGATGTCGCTTGCTACGCCAGCCGGCCCATTAGCTCCTGCCATTAACACCATGTATGGGAATTCATAAGCACTTCGGAAAGGCGCTAATGAAAAGTTGTATCCATACTGAGTATTGTTCTGGAAGTTGTAATAGGAAGCTTGTCCATCAGGCGCAATCGTTGCAAATCTCTGCTGAACGACCGAAACCGCAGAAGCAGGAAAAGCAAATGGCGAGAATCCAGATGTGTTAATCGCAACCAAAAGGTTGTAATCTGAAACGCCCGAAGGAGGAGATTCAACATCGACATCAAGGATAACTCCATGCAATCCATCCAATTGGCTCATTCCATAACTTGATGGAATATCAAACCGGATCTTCATGCCTGGCGCATAATATGTAGCAGGATCCACAGAAAGCGAAACATAAGCTTGCGCTGACTGAGAAACACCTGTAACGAACATATACTGAGGCAATACTGCCTGATAATTAGGAAGCAGCCTAGCCGTGAAAGCTGTGGCCGCTGCCGCAAATCCTGATGCTTCCAAGCCTAGCAAAGTGAAAGCGGAATCGCTCACTGAGCTGATTTGAAAAGGCATCCCAGAGATTTGCCGCATTCCAGTTGTACCGGTTAACAGTACAACATTCCCATCGGAATAGGAATTTGTTGCAGATGCAACCGCTGGATTTGCTGCGGTTATAGCCGTTCCTGTTATTGGTGCGCCTGGCATGGGATATCCTGATACATAAGTTAAAGCTCCATTGGTCAAGAGGGTAGTATTTAGATACCCTGATGTTTCTGTACGGAAGGTTTCAATTACTCCATTTGCCGGAGATTGATCCGCCCACCATTCAAATTTAATCCCAGTATTTGCTCCAGGATCGGATACGCCTGCTTGGGTGAGGTTATTTGTAACAAAATAATCCGCACCGCCAGAAAGAGGAATATACTGAGCAACACCTTGAGAAATGAAGCTGTTGCCTGCGATAAAAGATATGCTCATATTACACCCATGCCGTTACGTTTAATCCAGTTACCCAGTTTTGGTTTTGCACTGTTCGCGCTAACGCGAATTTTGCATATAACCCACTGTTTTGAGCTACGTTTGATACAACCCAGTCTGGACGTGTTCCTAATCTGTGGGTATATCTTGTTTGCTCGATCTTTCCTATCGCCTCAATTCCATAAAGAGGAATTGGGTAGACGTTGTATCCTTGATCGGATGCATTAGGAATTACTTGCGCATGTGAAGAAATGAAAAGTCTGAATCTTCCACAGCTTCCGTATTCTTCTTTCTTAACCGATTCTCCTCGTCCTGGATAAGCTGACTTAAGAACAAAGTTCTCAGTCAAGTTAAGTGCAGGAGTCAGATCGGTATGAGCAAGTCCAAGGTATGAATCCATTCTTGGCGATGTTGAGAACTGATCGGTCGCTTCAACAATTTCAAGAACAGTTTGCGCATCGTTGGTGTTAAGAACGGCTTCCTTATTCAAGAAATCCTCGTAGGAGGGATTACTTGGAATATCGCCGTTATTGCCCCCAATGGCATCCGTATATGAGATGGAACTTGCAAAAAGGTCACGCATTAAAACGTCCTCTTTATTTCTCATCCACTGACCCAAAAGCATCATGTATTTTGCTAATGTGCCACGGTTAGACCAAAGATCGACCTGTTCGTTCACGATGATGCTCTTCGCAAATATTTCCATATCTGCGTCGATATCAGTTCGGATGGGAACTTCTGGTGCCAATTTCTGTTACTTTTATGACCTAAACAGTCGGCGCCATTTCTAGCGCCTCCCGAGCCCATCTAGCCTCTTTTGGCAAGTGGACAATGATTAGGCGGGGATCCCTCTTCGGAGATCCCTCACTGCCTTCCATAACGTTTAAGTCCAAGCCATTTCCGAAAATTTCGAATACGACAGTCGCAAAAGTACTTTCCTTCCCAATGTGCTTGATCGCCTTTCTGTTTTTTCTTCATTAGCTTCTTCTTGCTAAACGTTTTCATTATGCGCAGTGGTCAGACTATCGCATATCATTCCGGTGATCTCACCGGAATGATTCTCAGGATTTAGTCGTTCAGGCTGAGCTGGACCTAATAAATCTTTAGATATTCCACATACATTTCTCTTGAAACGTGCGATTTGTTTTCCTATAGATATAGATGTGCCTATAGGAAGTTTTACTGGAATAATTTTTTCTATTTCGTCCATATCTTGCCCCTTGTTATCCATCAGCTTATGCTGCTTGGAACTCCAAGTCAATTACCCAAGATTTAATGACCCCACACATTTTAGGGTCAATCCCTGATCCATCAAGCTGCCCACCTTGCAGACTGAGAGGAGCAAACCTGCTCAATCGGGTAGTTTTTCCGATAAATGCTTTAGCAAAGTGTTTTTGTGCGCCAAAGCTATGGATAAGATTAAATTGTCTCGTAGCCAAGAAAAACTCAGAGGCTTGCAATGGAAGCTCTGGAGAGTTATTAGCTACTGTGGTTATCCCCGAAACATTTGTAGACATGGGATATCCTCCGCTTTGAATTTCGCTTGATCCCTGCGAGGCTAGTCGCTTTATGCCTTGGGAGCTACCCTTGGGATCGTTTAAAATTCCTTGGCGAGAGGAGTTACAACCGGCATATAGACAGCTGATCTATATGATTGAATCAATAAATGATTTCTGAAATATTGGCAACAAATGAGCAAAAAAACTCTTGGGCTAAAACAATTCCTTACAATTTCTGATTCAACGGCAAGATTTAACTTTTGGGTAGGAGCGGTAAGATCTGGAAAAACCTATTCTTCTTTGGTAAGATTTGCTGATCTATTGATGAGAGGGCCGAAAGGCGATGCCATGATCTGCGGCGTATCAAGAACGACTATTCAGATGAATTTGATAAAGGATCTTTTCGAGATCCTTGACTTTCCCATTCCTGGGGCTGGGGTCGATCAACTTGAGCTTTTTGGGCGACGCCTAACATTTGTTGGGGCGAAAGATGAAGGAGCCATTGGGAGGATTCGAGGTCGGACGCTTTCTTTAGCTTATATAGATGAATTGACTCTTCTTCCATTTTCTGTATTCGAGGAGATTGATAATCGCTGTAGTATAACAAATGCACAAATTTTAGCAACTGCGAATCCAGCCGGCCCGAAACATTGGATGAAAGTCAAATATCTTGATGATAAGAAAGCTGATATCAAGCACTTCAAATTCTTTCTTGATGATAACCCCGTGCTTGACGAAGTATATAAAAATCATTTAAGAAGCAAGAATAAGGGCATGTGGTACAAACGCTTCGTTCTTGGTGAATGGGCCGCAGCCGATGGTTTAATTTACGATTGCTTCGATGAGCAAAACATCTACAGAGACGATCCCTATTCCGCAGCCTATCACATTGCTGGGATTGACTATGGGACAAGCAATGCAACGTGTTGCCTTCTTATTGGAATATACCCGAGTGGATTCGGAAAGATCAGAGTCCTCAAAGAATACTATTACGATTCAAGAGTAACGGGCAGAAATAAGACAGACTGGGAACTTGGAGAAGATATCTTCGAGTTTCTGAAAAGCATTAGCAACCTCAAATCTGTTTATGTCGATCCTTCGGCGCTGAGCTTAAGAACAGAGCTTGAACGACGTGGATTGCCGATCTATGAAGCGAATAACGATGTCGTCAATGGGATCAAGTCCATTTCCAGCAGAATAGGAAATAAAGAGATATTGATACATGAAAGCTGCAAGAACCTTATCGAATCGCTTTATTCATACATATGGAATCAAAAGGCTGCTAATGAAGGTGAGGATAAGCCTACAAAAGAAAATGATCATGCTCCAGACGCCTTGCGGTACGCTATCTTCACACATTTCGGAGCTGATCGAGTAGAAGACGAAAGACAAGAAATGACCTCTGAACAATTAAAGCGAGAAATGTATGGTTATAGTCCAATGGAATTGTTACACGGGAATTTATGAATGACTATCCCTTAGAGGTCGAAGTAATAGCCAATGCAATCATCAAAGAATTCGAAAGAAAAGATTTCTCTTCCGATATACGTATGGCATCGCTTTTGCGTGCTTTGTTGGATATGTTGCATCTGTGTGAAACATCCCAACAAGCAGGATGTAATCTGATTATGATAGCTTATGATAAGTGGGTAGAAGAGAAAAAATCTAGGAAAAGACGTAAAAGACATACCAATTATGAAAGATAAAAGGAAAATATATGGCTGGATGGGATGATATAAATTCTGATGCAACCAAAGCAACTCAACAAGTTTTGGAAAGATTAACAGAACACTTTAGCCATTCAAAAACCGCAGCGATCTGCATGAATATTGCTTGCTATTTAGCAATAGGTGATAGAGTTTCTCTTGATATAATGATTGCACTTATGTGTGAGATTTACGCTAAACAGATCGAATATGACCTAACGGGGATCGCTTCCGATGACAGCAGCAATCCCTAATCTTCGAGACATTCTATTGCGGGTGCGATATCTTGTTGCTCATGCTCCGCCAGAATTCCAGGAAGAACTAGCCGAGAGAGCAAGAACGTTAGTAGCTACTTTAAGGCCATTGATTGAAGGACAACAACCCGAAGCGCCATCCCCGCCTCCTCCGGCTCAGCTGGAACCAACCGTTCAATCGCAAGTTCCAGACATCGCAAGACAGCTTTGGGCGCTAAGCCGCGGAAACCCAGATATTTTCACGGCATATGCCCGATCCTACCCTAACCCCGAATTACAACAGATAGCGCAAAATCCGGCCCAATTAAACGCCTTGATGAACCAAATCAATGAGACGCAGACTGAATTGCCACTTGGTCATGCGGATGGTATTAACCAGGCACCATTGCAAAGTTCTAATGTGTATGGCTTTCGGTATGATCCATTACGCAGGGTTCTTACGACAAGATTTCAAAACGGATCGGTTTATAAATACGATGGAGTGCCAAGACAGATTTTTGAGATGTTTGCTCATGGAGATGGGGTGGCTAGGACGACTGGATCCAATAGATGGGGCCGTTGGTGGCGTGGAAAGTTCCCAAGCCTTGGAGCCGCCTTAAATGAACTCATCAAACTTGGTGGCTATCCATATCAGCGGGTTAGGTAATTTCATTTAAATTTTTTGGAACCATAGCGAACTTAAGTGATAATGTTCCTTCCTTAAATGGGTCTAATGCGGGCCTATAGACAATCTGATCCTCATAGATTTGCTTAAGATTTGGAAAGTCATTTCTTATTTTCAGGAGATTAAACTTCTTCCATAGCCGAAGATAAGTTAAAGCTTCGTTTTTTTCTTCTTCAGTATGGGTTTCCAATAAAACATATTCTGCGAAGAACTTCACTTCTTTTGACATGTCATTCATCCTCTGAATCCTTTTCGTCTAGTATCCTTGGCTCCGCAACACTTCCATGAATTCTTAGCATTTCTTGAGAGCTTTCGAACAATTGTTGCATGACAGATATTTTCACTTCACTATCTTTGCTTTCATATTTGTCTTTGACTTGCCTTTCAAGCTCATGTTCATTGTGTCCGCAATAGTATTTTCCCATATACATCATCCATTTTTCACTTCCCTGAATAGCCTTTTGCCACATTTTGCCAACTAGAAAGGTACAGCTTTCATTCTTAAGCCTTTTGGCAAATTCTGGCCACGTTTCATTATAAATCCTTTTAATCTCTCTGCAAAGACGCTTTTCATCTACCTTGATTTGACGAGCTACATAATTTATAGGAGCATGGAACTTAACTAGTTGTTCCAGAAGAGGCCAATTGATTTCAGTAGGAGGACGACCGACTTTCTTAGTCATTTAGATGAGTATTTAAATATTGAATCGCATAATTTCTGACATTATCTATATCTAATACATATGCTGCGCCTTTTCGTATATATTTAATCCTATTTGTGTAAATAGCATAATAAAGTCGGTTAACTGCAATTTCTAGTAGTTCTGCTGCTTGTCTTACGGAAAGTAGCCCCGAACGAGGTGGGAAAACTAACTCTCCCTCATATTTAAGGCTATTTCGAGAATATCTCTGACTTCTGTAATCTTCGTAATCTTCTTTAGATATGGCCCAGTGAGTGCCATCAGGCTTAGATCCCTTAAGTCTATTTTTTCTTAAAGCCACAAATACTGATTGATTCGTTACATCATACATCTTCGATATTTGAGATATAGTTAAGTCCATTTGCTATCCTCCCTGCTAAAATTCCGGTTAGCATATATAAATTAATTGATCAACAGGATTCGTATGGTGCAAAAAATTATGACTAAGTGATATAGTAATCGACACAAGGAACCAACGGAAAAAATGGAATATAGAGACATACTCGAGATAGCATTTGTAGTTTATTTTGTAATAATATCTTTCAGGATAATGATGGACTTAGATTACCTTAAGGAAACTAGTGATATGCAAATAAAGGTTTTAAGAGACGTAGTTGATGCTCTTAAGAAAACGGTAGCTGAAATCTTCAAGGAGAACAATGAAAGAAACTAAACCATTTGAATACATGGAATTAGTCGCACTGATGATGCTCTCTTCGGCCGAGACAATGGTTCTGTTAATCAAAGACAAATTCAAAGACGAAATCGAAGGCCGTGAAATGATTGAAAGAAAGGTCAAAGATTTGGTGGACTCTCAATGGAATAGAAAAGAATGCTGTAAGCATGAAGTTGTAAAGAGATGAAAATAAAAGTTAAAGAGCGCCATCTTTATGGGCGTATGGTTTACTATCCTAACAACAAAACAGCCGACCAAATGCTGCAAGTCTTGGACATGCCTACTAGGAAATGTTTTACCCTCAATCAGTTGAATTTGATTCGAAAGCTTGGATATGAGGTGGAAATTGAGAGCTATAACTATGACTATAAGAAATGAAAATGGACTGCTCCAAATCCCATTCTAAGTGCAAAGCTTCCTGTTGTGGTTGTTTTCCGATGCCTAAAGAAATATTCGAGCGCAATAAGGATAAGATCGTTACTCATCCGATAGAAACAAAAGAAATGAATGGGCCGGATTTGGCAGAAGACCTTTCTTTAGAGGTACTGGGTAAAGACATCGCTACTATCCTTCCCATCACGCCAAACCTAAAGTGTGTCTTTCTTAAGGAGGATTATAGCTGTAATATTTACGAAGATCGACCAAGATTGTGCCGAAAATTTGGAGACGAAACGCATCCCTGTATGACATGTGTATATCAAGATAAGAATGGAAGATGCAGAAGCCGACAAGAGACCAGATATCTCAACAGGAAGATGGATAAATATACTGACAGCGAAAGAATGAGAGATGTTCTAAAAATCCTCAAGTGATCAAAAAGCAACTAAAATGGCGTCGAGTCCCAATTTTATTCCGACAAGAAGTGCCAAAATACTAGTAAATTTTGCTGAAAAATAAAGGAATCTCCATACAATTACACCGTCAATTCCTTTTGAAATTAAAAAGGCAGCAAGAGCCGCCTTTACAACAGAGGTAACCATCCTACCAATGGGAGAAAGAAGAAAAGGTATTATTTCACCCACAAAAAACCCAACACATGGCTTGGCATATCAATTGAGCTAACGCATTATCTTTGTACCCATCACAGTGATTGATACATTCAACGAACCTATCGGGATCACCTTCTGCCGCCACAGTTGCTATACTAGCAAGAGCTGTCAACGCAGCGCCAGTAATGGCTATATTTTTAACCTGCTCCATCGAAGGCATCTTTAAAATAGTTGGAATTTGTGAAGTTATAGAATTTATCATATATTTTTCCTTTGTAAGTGATTAATTAACATGTAGTATGTTAAGCTTTCCGCATGAACTGTTGGGATAATTATCTATGAAATACATTAATTCCAAACAGTTCTTTTCTATCCTGCTTGCCAAGTTACTAGCTTCTTCCTCGTCCAAGTGTTCGAAGTTATAAATTCTATTAAGGTCAATCATCATATTTGCTAAACAGCGGCACACTACGGAATGATCTTGTCCTATGAAATATTGATGGAGACGATCTATTATCTCTTTATTTTCCATTAGGGACACCGATGACAGTATTCAATTTCATCAAAAGCACCTTCCATGACGATAACAACTACAGCATCTTGGCAGTGAAACACTACGACAGAATCCCCAATTTTTCTCAACCAGTCAAAGTTATATCCATGAGGAAATGTCATTTTGTAAATGTCTGTAGAGTGCATTGATCGACATTCTATGTGCTGAGGATATTCTGAAATCATGGGGAACTCAAGCTTATGTTTTCCATCGCCAAATCCTCCAAGATACCCTCTTGGAATTCGATTTCTTCCTTAAGCTGGCCATATCTCTTAAAAAGACCGTTTAGCTGATTCTTGGCCTTGCTAAGCCCATTCTGAAGCATTTGGATGCGCTCATCCGTTGTGTAAGTGGGCCAGAAAGTGATTTGCTTCGTGTCGATGTTGTGGGTTTTTATCATACAACCTCTGTTAGAGATTTCCTATCTTATTTAAAAAAGGAATTAATAGTAAAGATGTATTTTATCTCTTAGTTAAGTTCAGGCATTTTTGATAAGTGCGGATTGGAGATTGTACGTCCATTCCTCTTTGCATCCATAAATTCATTTCCCTAGCCGCTCTCTTATGATGGTAAAGATCATATCTTCCTAAAACTTGGTTGATATCTCCTTCTTTTAAATGAAATCGAGAAAAAAGAATCCGACTGATTGCTACAAAATCATTAACCACTGGGATGGTCGGATTCTCGATCTTCGTCTTATACTCATAAGACGTAGTAAAAGGTCTATCCGAAGGATATGTAGTAGCGGGTAATTTAAGGGATTTTTGGTCGGGTAATTTAAGGGGGCTTTTTGTTGATAACTTGTTCATAACTTCATTGAGAGAATGCCCCTTTTGGATCAAGGGAATAAATGCCATATTTAACCGCTTAAAAAATGTAATGCGCCACTGGCCAAAATTGGTAGAAAATCCTTTCATCATTCCAACCCTTTCGAAAGCATCAAAAAGATCGACTACCCATCTTTTTAAATGATAAATATTAGATGTACCCTGTCTTTCCTGCTTGCTTCCAAATATTTTAAAATGATCGCTACAAATAAATCGTTTCACGGATTCTTCTGAGATTCCTGCATGACTTGCTATTGTAGATCGACTAGGGAAAACAGCATTCCATTTCCCCCTTTTTATATTTTTACCGTATAAATGGATCTGATAAAGAATCTTAATTTCTGAGCTTCTTATTTTTCTTCTTTTCCCCATGAGGTTTGCATCGCCCAAATGCCGGATAAGATAAATAGACTCTTCAAGATTTGGTGTTGAAAAAGATTTTGTTGTGTCAGACAAGGTCATTTGATATACTCCTTGCCATAGGGACGAATCTATGGCATCTGAGAGGATGCATTAAAGGACTGGAGAAATCCAGTCCTTTTTTTTTGCTCTCGTGGTTCATTTTGATTTTGAAATAGTGAATTTTCATGTCATTTCTCCTTCCAGACCCTACACTCTTTCCAGAGAAACAAAAAAATCTTGCGCTAATTGCTAGCGTATAGATAATATTGATTATCTGTTTGATCGCTGGTACTTGGTTTTTTGGGTCTGGTAAATTTGGGGAACCAAGTACTGATGTTAAAATGGTTGGACAAGTCAGCTCGATGAAACTGCTTCATTGAATCTTGTCCTGTTTGTTATTGGTTTCGAAGATATCTTCGAATACTTTATTTACTTTTGTTTGTTCTTTATTTTGTGTGCCTGGGCTCCATGCCTGGGCACTTTTCACTAAGTGAGTTATAGATTGTCTCTTTTTAAGAGCTTTTTCAATGGTAGAAAAGTCCACGATTCTGATTCTTCCACAATGGCACTCGATGATGTCTTTGTAAATCACTGTAAACTTCCCATTTCTATAATCCCTCTTACACTTATCACAAGTTAAAGAAGCAAACGTAGCACGCAATATTCTCTTGTTCCAAGGGTGATACTTGATATATTTACCTGGTCAGCATCCCAGATATCTACTTTCAAGAAATTTATTGCAAACAAAATGTGCAAAAATTACACAAAAAATAAACAGCATGTCAGAAAAGGGGATATATGCGCAAGAAGCAAATCAAAGGGAAAAAGAAGGTTGAGAAGGTAATGAGAGAATATAAGGAAGATAGGCTGCACAGTGGAAGCAAGAAGGGGCCGTTAGTCAAATCGAGGAAACAGGCGGTGGCGATAGCCCTCTCTGAAGCCGGTTTGTCTAAAAAGAAAAGAAATACTTCCCGTTAAATGTCCTTATAGGCTATACTAGCCTCAGCAGTAAACAAAATAACCAAAACAAGAGGAAAACCATGTCAAATACATCTTTGATACCTTCAAAAGAAGAAATAGAGATTTTACAACTTATCGCTAAATCTGCCGCAGAATCCAACCATTTTGCTAAAATGGGTGGATTACCTGGGATCTTTACACTTGCGCTTTATGCAAGAGAGCTTGGTGTCCCGATAATGACTGCTCTTTATGGTGGGCTTCAAAACATTCAGGGGAAAATCACAATCAGTGCGGAGCTTATGAATAACTTGATTCGCCAAAAGGGGCATACATTACAAATAAAGCATAGCGGAGAGGAACTTTGCCGAATCAAAGGAACTCGAAAAGATACCAATGAATCGCACGAAGAAGAATTTACGATGCAAGATGCGGTTAGGGCTGGTCTAGTAAAAGAGGGTAGCGGTTGGAAAAAATATCCT